CAGCTGTGACCGGGAAGAATCCGTGCGTGATTATTATGTCAATGTTCTTTTCTTTCCAATGACCAAACAGGGCCGCAGCCGTGAGGTCGTGGAGCTTCGACAAGTCAGCACCGCCATACCACTTGATCGGGAGCTTTGCGAGCTCTTCAAGTGTCATGTTGTACTGAGCATCTGAAGCCTGAAACTCTTCAAGCTTGAAGTAAGCTTTCTGAGCCGTTGTGTATATATTCAAAGACCTCGATAAAAAGTCTTTCCTCTGCTGTGGATCGTTCTGAGCTTCCAGAGCATCGTGCATCATGTCTTCAGGTCTGATCGTGACTCCGAAGGACGGATTTGCGAGCTCGTGCTGTTTTGGATCCAAGTAGTCGACATCTCCGTTCTCATCCTTCTCAGCTTTTGAGACGAAACAGAACAGAGTGTCATCCTTGACCACTCCATTGAGGACCTTCTCGGCATACTGAAGTCGGCCATAACAGAATGTGTTTACGTTATCGCCTGCGGTCGTGATGCCAATCATCAGCTTATTCGTGTAAGCTTTCATCGCTTCCTTGAATCGGTTGTACTGAGCAGCCTTTCGATAAGCGTGAATCTCATCAGCGATGCAGATGTTACATCCGAAGGAGTCCTGCTTGTCAGGATTCGCAGCCATGGCTTGTATGTAGATCGAGCCTGCCACGTTTCCGGAAGCGTCGAGGAACTTCTTCTCCATCATGTGCATCTTATCGTTATCAACGATGCGGAACTCCTTCCGGACCTTCCTGGCATCGATCGAGAAGACGATCTTCTTAAATGCTTCAGCTGACTGCTGAAGTGATGCAGCCGTGATATAGATCGTTGATCCTGACTTCCTCTCCAGGAATCCGAGAGCAAGACTCAGACCAGCGATAAATAAACTTTTCCCTGACTTCCTCGGAACAAAGATAAACGCTTCCTTATATCTTCTTTCATTCGTGCCCTTGTAAAAGAACCCCAACAGGTTGTAAATGATGAAGACCTGCCAGTCCTGCAACAATAACGGCTTGCCTTGAAGTGGAGTTCCGTCGATGGCCTCGCCTTTTTCATGGACGAAGAACTGTTCTATAAATCCACAGACGAAGTCAGCGTCCTTATGTCGGAGCTCGAACTCCTTCCGCTTGAGATCAGCAAGGAACCTTGCACACTCTCGCTTATTGTTTCCTGCCCGGTGTTTGCCTGCTACTACGGAGCGAGCATAACCGACAGCCCTCTCGTAATAGCTTTGTGCTTTCATATCTTATCCCTCTAACTTCGAGAGCAGCTGGTCTAAGCCTGATAATGATTCCTTCTTCAATGCGTTCTCATCGATCTTTTTGAGCCCAGCAGGAGTAAGACCTAAGTCTCTCCAATAAGCCAGGGCATCTCTGTTCAGTTCCTGCCAGCTGGAGAGCAGCGGATTCTTCCTCTGGTTCTCAGCTCCACGATCTGACACCACAGTAACAAGAGGATGAGATCCCTCCTTCGTGTACTGTTTGTAAAGTCGATCACGCTCGACAAGGATGTCGACAAGAGTCTCGATGACAGGATCGAACACTTCGTCATAAGTCCCAGCGACATTCATTTTTTGAATAATCAACTTTTTCCAGCCTAATTTGGTCATTTTTCCCTCTTTTTTGGTCGTTTTTGGGGATATTTACCCCGAAAACCTTTAATCTCTCTTACGTTCCCCTGGCCGCCGTGCCTCCAGCTGGGTGTTTTCAGGTCGACACCCCGGGGGGATATCATGTCAGGAGTTCTTTGGCACCTTCTGGAATCTCAATATTATTTCTTCTTGCAACCCTCACCAGAAGCTCCCAGCCTTTGTCTGTGAGCTTGTGTGAGTCTCTTATATGGAGCTTGTTGTGCGTCTTGTGAGACACGCTGACAAGGTTCCACGAGCAGTATGTGAACTGAGGATAAAGTTCTCTCGGGAAGACGTGATGCACCGTGTTTGCTTCAATGCGTCTGCCGTATCGAAGCTCGACCTGGTCAAGAAACTTATCACGACGCAGGATGTACGCTCTGAGGTCTTCCCATCTCTTTACTCTTAGTTCATGTACTGACATAAATAAACCCTCATAGAAAAAGCCTGACAGCGGATAATGTCAGGCTTTATTCTGTCGAAGAAAGGAGAAATCAACGTGATCGAGCTGTGGGTGACGATTGAAAACCCATCACGCAAATTTCCTAATATCACAATAGCACACTATTTTCTGCACTTTTGTGCACTCTTTACCTATTAGGATCAGCAAGGTGTTCATCCGGTTTAAGAGCCTTGAGCACTTCCGTCTCTACATAGATTCCATCATCAACCTGAACGAAGTTGGCTGCGTGACTTATGTCGGATGTGTAGTGACACATTCCTTCAGAACAGTTCTCACACTTCAGCTGATCGCATATATATAAAATCTTTTCACTGCTCATTCGGTTTCAATTCTCCCTCTGTACTATATTTAATGACGCTTGGAACACTGATATTCATATCCTTAATCAGATCACACACATCCCACTGATCCGGTGTCACGTTGTTGAAATAACAGCCCCGTCCTCTCGAATTTAACAAAGGGCACTCGCTGGAGCACTTCTCGAAGTTCTTACAATAGCTCCGGATGATGTTGGATGCAGTGATAAGAGGATTGAAGGAACGCTCATCAGAACGCTCAATTAGTTCTTCTTCCTCTTTCTTTTTACGTTTACTCATATCGGATGTCTCCTTCTTCGTCATATCTCTCGTGTAGATCTATAGGTCTGTTCCTGTCTCGGTTCTCATACTTGGAAGGTTCGACGAAGTATCTCTTTAAGAACTCACCGACGCTGCCCTTACTGAAAGATTCGTCTGATGTCGATATATACCTCGTGTCAGGAACTGTTTTCAGATCCGTGACCTTGACATCATCCATCCTCTGACAGTCAATCTTGTAGTAGTTTCCGTAAAGACTTCTGAACATTTTCTGATTTGGAAAGATGTCGAAGATGGAGAGAGCCTGTGCTCTGTTGACCAGCATCGGGACGTGGAGAGCAAAGCTCAGTGTGTCTTTTCCCATCTTCAGAAGCTTACCTCTGCAGATATCCAGTCTCTGAACGTAAGGGCTGTTCCCGACTTTTGCACGAGCGTCGATGATCTTCTTTTCGAGTGAACCTCCGAAATAGTTGACCGGATCTGTCATCCTGTCCATGACGAAGAAGTCATCATTGAAGAGCCAGATATCGTCTGTGAGTCTATTGTCGTTCAGAGCGACCTTCAGCGAAGCCATGGACCTGTCCCACTTCGTAGAGCCTATCTGCTCATGTGGAATGTAGATATCCGGTTCGATGCCATCAGGACAGCCACCGACAAAAACTATCTTTCTGTATGGAAAGTTCATCACGACGGATCTGAGTGAATACTTCAGCTCTTCTCCCTCATAGTTATTCTTTAAGATATAAACGATATCATATCTGCTCATCTTTCTCGTAGACCACCTTTCTAATTTCTTCTTCGGGGATGTATTTCCGCACTTCATCGAGACACTTGTGCATATAATTGTAGGGCTGTCTCTGAGCGTAGTGGTATTTATCTCCGATCTGATTCCAGCTCATTCGATTGACATATCGATCATAGAGCATATTCCTGATCTTGACGCTCTGGATGTGTTCCAGGACTGTCATCGTCTTGATATTATCCTCTGCGATCTCGTGGATCAGTCCTTCTATTTTCATGCACAAGCAGCTGTACTCGATGTTCTTGCTCTCGACCGAGTTCTCGCCTGTCTGGGACGGAATGAAGTCAGCGTCATATTTTCCTATCCCGGAGAGCTGGGAGATTATCTCGGACTTTCTCTTCTCGTATGAAGCTATCATGTTGTCCTTATCCCATGTACGCATCATCCAGACATGAGCTTCGGATTGTCTGTCAGTCAGGTTCTTTCCCATTTTCTTTTACCTCCGACTGAGCTCCGCTCTTCTTAGTAGTCTTGAAGTTCATTATTCTTTCGAGATTGGTATAAACAACATCCTTCGCTTCCTGACGTGGCAGTATCAGCTTTGTGCTGTCCGGGATCTCTATACTGAAGGTGTCAATTATTGTTAGGATATTGTGAACGGTGAAGAGCTTAACATCGACAACGTTTTCAAAGTGCTTCTTGAGTCTGTCTGCATCAGCTATCAGCATCGGATTCACCTTCTTTCTTATATTGCTCAGGCAATGGCATCCACGCCTCAACTCCGTCCCAATCTCCATTTCCCTCTAATCCGTAGCAAGTAAACCCCTCCGGAGCAATATCATTGTCAGCAACATCTATATCAACTCCCCATGATGTGGAGATTAAAATCTTCTGACCATCTTCGGGCATAGGGCAATCAAATACTTTTTCACTTGATGTGTCGCAAAACTCAACACCATAATGCTCAGCGAATGCAATGCGTTCTTTCACTGTCAATGGTCTGTATTTAACTGGGATCCACTGGCTATCAAGAGCCTTTTCCGCAAGCCTGAGTATTTCAAGCATATCCTTTTCAAACTCTATTGCATCAGAAAGTCCTTTTCCTTCAAAATTAATCTTGCATAATTCGTTCTGAACGAATGGAACAATAATATCTCTAAAATCTTGAATAAGTTCTTTATCCATTTTCTTTCTCCTTAGGTTCATAACATTCAGGTAACGGCATCCAAGCGATCACAGATTCCGTTCTTTCAAAGTTCTCGCCATTCCAATAATCGCAGTAAACCTCATGATGAATGGTTGTCGTAAGATAATATCCCTTACTAACTGGTTCACCGTCAGATAATGGATTCCAGTCACCATTCGGACCTTCGTTTTTGCACAACTCAATAAAATCGCTTTTTGACTTCTCTTTGATTTCTTCATAGACGGAATCGTCAGCAAGTTCGTGTGTCCAGACAGGTCGGCCAAGAATATCCTCAATATACTTGTGGAATATCGAAAACTTCTCACCTGTCAGCATTGCAATTCCTGTGTGTGCCATGACTATAGCTTTTTCTTTATCTGTCATTCTTTATTACCTCCGATGATCGGCTTCGCTCCATCGATCTCAGCCAGGATCTGACGGAACATTGTCTCCGGTGTCACTCCCTGAAGGATCGCTTCGTTGAAGTAGAGCTGCAGATCTGCTCTGAGTTTCCTGGCATCGATGAGCACAGCTCCTTCAGGGATGTTCTTGATAAGGTCGACTGCATAATCGAAAGCTTCACGGTTTTCTCTATACTTGGATTCAAAGCCTGCTGAGTCGTTACCTCCGAAGAACAT